GCTAGAATTAATCCAATTGCAACATTCTCTGATACAGGTACAATTATCTGGGGTAACAAAACATTACAAGTTAGAGAATCAGCTTTAGATAGAATCAACGTAAGAAGATTGTTATTGAGAGCTAGAAAATTAATTTCTGCTGTAGCAATAAGATTATTGTTTGAACAAAATGATGAGCAAGTTAGACAAGAATTCTTAAGATTGGTTAACCCAATTCTTGAGTCAATTAAGAAAGAAAGAGGTTTATATGACTTCCGTGTAAGTGTTTCAAATGATCCAGAGGATATTGACGCAAATACATTAAGAGGTAAAATATACATCAAACCAACAAGATCATTGGAATTCATCGATGTTGAATTCGTAATTACTCCAACGGGTGCTTCTTTTGAAAATATCTAATATTAGAATAAAAATAAGAATGGGGACGGCTAAAAACCTCCCCATTTTTGTTTATTATATTGAATATCAGTAAATTAGTTAATTAGAATAAAAGAATATAAGTAAATCAGAATATTAGAAATATTAGTACATTAGAATATTAGAATTATTAGTATATTAGTATTTTAGTAAGTTAGTAGCAAAAAGCTAAGGAAAAAAAACGAGAAAAACAACTATTTTGCAAAATAAATTTTATTTCACATATTGATATATTTATAGGAAAGAAATAAACACAAAAATATAATTAAAAAACAATGGCAGATTTATTAATGAAAATGCCGGTTCCATATGAACCGAAACGTAAAAATAGATTTATCCTAAGATTTCCATCATCTTTAGGTATAAACGAATGGTATGTAACATCCACTGCTCGTCCTAGTGCTAAAATTAACGCAACAGAAATTCCATTTTTGAATACTTCAACATACGTAGCAGGTAGATTTACATGGGACCCAATTAAAGTTACTTTTAAAGACCCAATTGGTCCTTCAGCATCTCAGGCTCTTATGGAGTGGTTCCGTTTACATGCAGAATCAGTTACAGGTAGAATGGGCTACGCCGCAGGATACAAGAAAAATGTGGAGTTAGAAATGTTAGATCCAACAGGGGTAGTAGTTGAAAAATGGATTCTTGAAGGTTGTTTCTTAACTAGCTTAAACTTTGGTGATTTGAACTATTCTCAAGATGAATTGGCAACAATTGATGCTGAATTGAGAATGGATAGATGTATCCAAGTATATTAATATTACTTTTAAAATAGATTTATTTAAATCCATCAGCCTTTTTGGTTGGTGGATTTTTCGTTCCATGTGGAACCTTTTGTTTTATCAGTTGATTTTCCAATAAATTATACTTATATTAATACAAACTAATTTAATTTATTATGGATAATATTAACCCAATGGTATCATATGATGTGGTATCTCTCCCATCTCAAGGAGTTCATTATGAGGATGGTAGAAAAACATTAAGAGTTGCTTATTTAACAGCATCTGATGAAAATATATTAATGTCTCCCAATTTAATTCAATCTGAAACGGTTATTGATGAGTTATTAAAAAGAAAGGTATTAGATAAAGAAATATCACTTGATGAAATTGTTGAAGAGGATAGACAGGCTATTTTAATCTTTTTAAGAAATACAGCATTTGGTACAACATATACTCTAACCCTAACAGATCCAGGAACAAAAAAGCAGTTTGAGGGTGAATTAGATTTATCTGTATTGAAGGTTAAGGAATTTAAATTGGAGAAAGATTCAAATAACGAATATTCGTATGTTTTACCAATTTCAAAGAAAACTATAACATTTAAATTTTTAACGAATACTCAAGAAAAAGAATTACAATCAATAAAAGATGCTGGTGGTTCAAATGTTATTCCTCTGAATACTAAAAAATTAGAAATGATGATAAAGTCAATTGATGGACAACGAGATCAAATGGCTATATATCAATTTATTCAAAATTTACCAATTAAAGATTCTTTAGATTTTAAAAAATTTGTTGGAGAAAATAAACCAGGTTTAGACCTAATAGTTGATGTAATCGCCCCGTCAGGAGAAAAAGTCCCAGTTTTGGTTGACTTTGGGGTGGAGTTTTTTCGTCCCTTCTACGGAATATAAGAAAAATCAAATACAAGCAATTTTATTCCTTTTAAGTAAAGGATTCACCTACCATGATCTGTTAATATTGCCGATACATGAAAGAAATAGTATTATCAATGCGATATTGGAAAACAATTAATAAAACTATTTATGTTAATACAACAATAGAAAATGGCAGAAAGTAAAGGTGAATTTTTAAAATACTTATTAAATCTAGGTATAGAAAAGGGTGATGCTGACAAGGCTGCCGATAGGTATGGTAAAGCAATATCTGAAATTTCATCAAAAACATCAAAACAAAGTTCTAGTACAGGTTCTGGTACTGCTGGATTAAGCCAAGCTTTTATAGATCAACAAGCAACAAACATTGCTAGGGTCAACGTTCAAACAGGTGAAAAAATAATAGCCGCGTTATCAAAAACAATTAGTTTAAATCCAATTGAAATTGCTAAAGCAATAATTTCAGGCGGTATTGATGGAATTAAAGCGGTTATCGCTGATATCACTAATTTAGATAAAGAATTAATAGAAAGAGTTAAAGGTGCTGGTGGGTATGTGGGAAGTACTGCTCAGGGTATGATGGATTCCACCAGAGAAGCTATGATAGCATCACAGCAATTTGGTGTAGCAACAAATGATACCTTAGACGCTGTTAAAGATTTAATGGTCAATTCCGAGAGAATGTCCATGTACAATGATAAAACCATTTCTACAGCTATGGTTGCGTCATTAGCTTTTGCTAAGAATTCTAGAGTTATATTAGAAAACGCTGAAAATTTTAGGAATGTTGGTTTAGGATTAGATGGAGCTGCAAAGTCAATAACAGATATTGGTTTAAAATCTGTTAAAGTTGGTTTAAGTGCAAAATCAACAACCGATACATTAGTGATGCAGCTCGGTAAATTAAATCAATTTGGTTTTCAAGGTGGTATTGCTGGTTTAGGTAAAATGGTTCAACAAGCTCAATCACTAAAAATAAACATGGAAGATGTTTTTAGGGTAGCCGATAAATTATATGATCCAGAAAGTGCAATAAATTTAGCTGCAAATTTACAGGTTGTTGGTGGTGCGATTGGAGATTTTTCCGACCCAATAAAATTAATGTATGATGCAACAAATGATGTTGGTTCATTACAAACAAGCATTATTGGTGCAGCAAGAAGTTTAGCAACATATAACGCAGAGCAAGGTAGATTTGAAGTAACTGGGGCCAATTTAAGAAGAGCTAAGGCCATGTCCGACGCTTTAGGTATATCGATGGGTGAATTGACTAATATGGCTGTTAAAGGGGCTGCAAAGATGGAAGCTATGAGTGAATTAGATATGTTCCCATCACTTAGTGACGATCAAAAAGAATTTGTTTCCAATTTATCTACAATTAAAGATGGTAGAGTTGGATTTGATATACCAAAAGACATGGCTAAAAACTTGGGCCTAACAAATGTGGTTGATGGGTTTGTTGGTTTGAGTGATTTATCAGATGATCAAGTAAAATTATTACAAAAATTACAAGAAGAAGCTGCTGAACAAACACCAGAAAAAATAGCAAAAGATCAATTCAACCAAACAACACAAATCTTAAATGTTGCAACAGCAATTTATTTAAGAATGATGGAGGATACCAGAAAAAGCTCACTTGGAAAGGCCGCAACTGATGGAATGAATGAAGCTGCAAAATTTATGGAGAAATTTAATCCAGCACAACAAAGTACCGGAGAAATAACAAATCAAGCAATAGAAGAAGTAAGTAAATTAGCAAAAGATACATCTGAATTATTTAAGGGTAAACTTAAAGAATCAATAGACCCAGATATATTAAAGGTTATTGATGAATTAAAACAAAAGACTAGCGAAATTTATAATCAAATGAATATACCTGAAATTATAAATAAGGGTAAAGAGGCTGGTGGGGATATAATTGACAAGGGAATTGAACTTATTAAAGAAATATTCGTAAATGTTAAAGTTGATATAAACAGCAACAATAGTGCATTAGCTGGTATAGTTGTGGATGAAATTGAAAGAACACCACAATTAAAGGCGTCACTTGCGTCTAGTATAGTTAAGGGTATTAATGATTACGCATAATAAAACAATAAATTATCTATTTATTAGATAAACAAATAGATGCCAAGCTACTTAGATTTTGATGCAACAAAAGGTTTTAGAAATGAACTACTAGCTAAAACTTTAAATGCGCCTAATGGTCCTCAGACTTTTAGTAGTAGTAACTATCCTATTCAAAAAACAAACAGCTTTCCGAACAAGGATCAGGGTGATGTAATATTAAACCAACAAACATCTAGAGATGCACAAATAATATCTACTGGAACAAGTAATAGGTTTGCACCAGAAAATGGTGATTATGTTGTTGTTGAAGATGTAAGAAATATAACATCAATAGATAATGTTGGTATATATCCATATTTTCCAATTAATAGTGGTATTTTAGGTAGGGGTTTAATAGGTGCGTTGGATTCTAAAAACTATGAATTTGAATCTAAATTAGCAAAGTTTGCTAACTATCATATATCTGAAAGCCCAGATGGTCCTGTTCAAGCAAGGATTAGACAAAATTTACAAACAGCAACACTTGGTAGAGTTAGAGCACTTGATGCATTTAATGGTAATTTATCTACTGCTGTTAATTTATTTACAGGTAAAGAAAAATTAATTGAAAAAAATTATAAGATTACCGTTGCTAAAACATTAGCTGGTAAAGCAATTGATTTTGTTCAAACAATTGCTGGCGTGGAATTTCCCTTTTCAGAAATTCCTGGTGATTATTTAAGTAATCCAGCTAATCCTGTAATTAATAGACCGGTACCTAAAACAGAATTTGGAAAAATATTTCAAGATGCAACTGGTGCACTAGGATCTTTATTAGGAATTCAAAGAAGACCTAAATTAAGTAGAAAGCCATCAGATTTAATGATTGAATATCTGAGTGATGGTCAAAAAGGTATATTATATAATAATTTATCTTTTTCAACATACGCACCAAACTACACACTATCTGCTAGATCACAAAATTCTAGTAAAATATTTAACTTTGTTGATAGAATAGCATCTGGCATTAATAAAATTATTGGTCTAGAAGCTCCAGCAGGTAAAGCGTATATTGGTGACGATAGAGGTAATGATGTTAGAGATACAATAGCTGATTTTAATAATAACAAAACAAGAAGCCCTTATTATCTTTCTTTATTGTTTGATGAAACTGCAACTCGTCTATTTCATAAAGAAAAAAATATTTCAGAAAGAGGTGCCATACCAGGAAAACTAACTTGGTATAGTATTAACAGTAAAAATAAATTGGGTTATGGTAATTTAGAATACCAAAGCGAAAGCTCAGTATTTGAGGAAACATTATCAACAAAACATACATTTAGAGATGATTCTATTTTAGGTAAAACACAAGAATTATTAAATTCATTACCTAAAGATGGTGGGCAATCAAGATCACACGTCGCTAATGTTATTGATCAAACAAGTAGAATATTCAGAGAAGGTGACACGCTTTTATCTAGAGGGTCTGCAATAAAATATATTGATAAATCAACGGGCAAAGAAGACGGTACAGAATATTGTAGAGTATGGACTAAAGATAGATCATACATGAACTATTCTGATACAATGAAAAGAACAGGTTTAATAAGAAAAGTTGAAGATAGTGTTTTATCAACACCATGGAACTTGAATATTGCACCAATGTCAAATGGCAACGGATCGTTTGATCAAAGTTCAACCAACATCGATGCGGTTGCAGGTAAAGTTAAAAAATATATGTTTTCTCTTGAAAATTTATCATGGAAAACATCAAACAAGTTTGGTTATACATATGATGACTTACCATATTGCGAAAGAGGGCCAAACGGTGGTCGTGTTATGTGGTTTCCACCATATGACTTAAAGGTTAACGAAACAAATAGTGCAAACTGGGATAAAAATAATTTTTTAGGAAGACCAGAGCCAATTTATACATATCAAAATACAGAGAGAAGTGGTACAGTATCGTTTAAAGTGATTGTTGATCATCCAAGTATTTTAAATTTATTAATAAAAGAAATAACTGATGAACAGGCGGAAGAATATTTAAATTCTGTATTTGCTGGATGTCAAGATATTGATTTTTATACGTTAGTTAGAAAATATACAACATTAGATAGATCTGATTTAGAATTAGTACAAGCGTATATTGATTATTATAAAAATAAAAATACATTCGATATACTAGATTCAATAGAATTTAGAAATATTGCTGGTGATGTAACAACAACACCCGGTACAACAACACCTGGAACGGGTCCTAGTGAAACACTTAACCCAGCATTAAATTACAGTGGAATTTTGTTTTTCCCTAATGATATTCCATTTCCACAGGATGATTTATATGCTAGTGAAGATTATGGACAAATTTATTCTGGGTATACAAAACAAGAAACAAAAACCATTTTTAATTCAACACTTAATACCGAATTAACTAAAATATTAACCGTTGATACAACAAATAATAAATCAGATAGAAATACAATATATGGTAGCGAAGCTCCAGCAGGAACAACCGCATCTTTAGTTACTAGAACACAAGGTCAAATAACTACGGCATTTCAATTGTTAGAAAATAACTATAGTTCTTTAACAGAAACTTTAACTGGGATAAAAGCTGAACTTACTAAAAACAATTTAAAAAATATTGACATTAGAATTGAGTCATCAACATCGTTTGTTGCTGATGAAAAATACAATATTAAATTATCATATAGAAGATCCGATAGTGTAATTAAACATATTTTAAAAACGCTTTCAAAAAACAATGATGTTCCGGCAAGCGTTTCAAAATATTGGACTAAATCTAAAAGTGAACTTGAATCTAAACCATCTGAAGTTAAAGAAGATTTAACTATAAAATTAAAAGATTTGGGATATGGTGAAGACATTGTCGGCGATATTAATATATCATTTACAAATAAAGGAGAAAATGCAACCAGAACAGGTCCAGAAGGATATGATTGTCATAAACAAGAGATAAAAAATACTGGAGGGTTAAAAAAATATACACCAGTTACATTTTATTGCAGATCTGTTGATGTTAAAGTTCAAGCATATCCTAAACCAACACAAATACCTGCTAAACCAGGAACGGCCATACCGGGTAAAGATGTTATTGGGCCCGAAAAAACAGATATTTTTGTTAATAAAATAAAACAAAATAAAAAACCACCATTAGATGTGGTTAAAAAACTTATAATGAAGACATTATCTGAATGTTTTTATTTTAAGAAGTTAGAAGAAACAGATCCTGTTGTTTTTAATTCTCTTAAACAAAAATTTAGATATTTTCATCCTGCGTTTCACTCAATGACACCAGAAGGATTAAATGCTAGACTAACATTCTTACAACAATGTATTAGACCTGGTGACACTATACCAATTAAAGGATTAAATGCCGAAAGTAATGGTAATGTTGTTGATGCAAGAAACACAACCTTTGGCCCACCTCCTGTTTGTGTTTTAAGAATAGGGGATTTTTATCATTCAAAAATAGTTATTACAAATCTTAATATTACATTTGAAAATTCAACATGGGATTTAAATCCTGAGGGTATTGGGGTTCAACCAATGATAGCGGATGTTACATTACAAATAAACTTTATTGGTGGTCAAGGTATTAAAGAACCAGTTGCAAAACTACAAAATGCGCTAAGCTCTAACTTCTATGCAAATACAGAAATATATGACTATAGAGCAGATTCAACAGTTAATCAATCAGATCTTCAAGCATTCAATCTTGATTTCTTAGAAAAAATTGCTAATAAAGTTGAAACACCAAAGAATACTGGTCTTGATGTTTCACAAAACCCTAAGAAAGAAGGAAAGTACGTTGGTACATTAACCAATGAGATGACGTACAAAGAAAATAGAGATAAACTATTAGTAGCAACAAATAATTACTTTGATAAATTCAAAGACACATACAATAAGTTACTAACATCATATGGTAATGAAATGTTACCACTATTTATTTCACCAACATATAGAGTAACAAATCAGTTGGAGATACAAGATACTATTAGCTCAACATTATCAGTTACTTTACTTGGTAACTATCTTAAAACCAGGGATTTTGTAAATTTACATGGTCGTTTAGTAACAAAATTATTAGATAAGGTTTCCTCTTCTGATCATAATTTAGTTTTAGATTTAGGTATAGATCCAGTGTCTACTAAGTATGAGAGATCAAGAACAATTATTGATTCATATATTAAAAAAACGGTTACTGATTTTTTAAACTCAATTAGAGATGAAAAATTAATAAAAGATCTTGAAACAAATAGAAATACATTAATTGAATTAATTGATGGTTTTAATTTTGTTATGGAAACGGCTGGTAAAGATGCAAGGATAGATAAAGAAGTTATTACCGTAGTAACATTAACAGATTTTGATCATCAAAAGTTTTATAAACAATATGAAGATGCTGTTAATTTAATTAAAGATAAACATTCGATGTTTACATCTGATTTAAATTCAAGTGTGGATTTTGCGGACCCTTCTTTTACAGATGATTTATATAATAAAGTATTAGCTTTTATAATTAAAAATAAGGTAACTGATATTATTAAGGAGTATGAGAACTCACCAGATAAAAATTTATTTGATCAAAACGCAATAAACAAAATAGAAAAGAAAGTAAACAAATTCATTAAAAAAGCAACAGATATTGATGAAAAGAAATTTAAATATAAAAAGGTAGAAAATAAAAAAGATTTTAAACCATATGCGGCAACTCTTACTGGTTCAATAACAGGACCTCAACAAGAAAAAATAAAAAATGTGCATAGTTTAAAAGATAATTCAACAGAATCTAAATTAAACTTTTCTAAAGTAATTAAATAATGAGTCAATATTTTAACAGATATGAGTATTTTATAGAGGATGGTGAATTTAAAATTGTACCCGGAATTGAAATACCATTAAAGTCAACCGATAAGTATGTTAAGTATATGAAGGGTAAAGATAGGTTAGACAAAATGTCACAGGAATACTATAATACACCACTTTTTGGTTGGTTAATCATGTTATCTAACCCAAAACTAGGGTCTCTCGAATTTGAGATACCCGATAATTCGATTGTCAGAATTCCGTTTCCTCTCATTAATTCTTTACAAGAATACAAAAAGAACGTAGAATTGTATAAACTATATTATGGGGAATAGTAATTTAAATCAAAATGAAAACATATTAGTAGTAGTTGATCAGCAAAATATTGTGCACGTTGATCCTAATACAATTATTGATCAAAATGGTCAACTACAAAGTAGATTAGTTGATCATGAAAACTTAGTCATGTATGTTAATTTAGAAGCCGATTTAGTTCCTAGAAGTATTTTTTATTCGGATTCAGAAAAAAATACACTAACATCACTAGCATCGGGGACCTTTAATATGATGCGAAATCAAGGTGATAAAAATGAATTTGAAAACAATTTTGACACTAATTGGACAGAAACTTTTGTTCCAATATCATCAAAGCAAGATACAATTAATGCGGTTATAAATGCTTTTGCTGGTACAAACTTAAACAGATCAACAACGTATGATCCTTCAGCACAAACATTTGGAATTGAAAGCATTAACATTGTTGTTAAAGGGCCTAATAATATTCCACAAGTATCAATAAATTTTCTTGATGTTAGAGGTAAGACATTATTTGATTCGCCAGACAATTCCCCATACAAAGCTTTTTTCCATCAACCATGGCCAATATTTTATTTAACGGTTAAGGGGTTTTATGGTAAAGCAATAAGATATCGAATTCAACTTGTCGATTTTAAAACTAAATTTAATGGTAATACAGGTAATTTTGAAATATCAACAAAATTCGTTGGCTCAACATACGCCTTTTTAAATGATATTTTACTTGCAAATATTGTTAACGCACCATACATGTATATGGTGGAATCTAGCGAACCATATAGAACAAACAATAAAACAGGTTTTGTTGAGAAAAAAATATCTAAAACAACAAAAGGCTATTCTATTTTAAAATCGGTTTATTCAGATTATAAAGCAAAGGGATACATTCCTAAAGATTTCCCCGTTAAA